AAGCTTATGAGTCCATTGCTAATGGTCCTCGTAAGTCTATAGTCCAAGTTGTCATCAGTCGGACGCAGCAAGGTAATGCATCATGCGCTCCAAGTGTTTATTCCTGTAAAGGAACGAACAAGGACTTAGCGCGCATTATCTATGAGATGAGTGAGCAAATTTCTACTCCGCGTTCTTTAGGTCTTACTGACCCATTGAGTGTAGCGTGGGAGCTCATCCCGTATAGCTTTGTAGTCGATTGGTTTTTACCTATCGGCGACTATCTTGAAAACCTCAATGTAATACCGAATCTACAAGGTCGATTTTTGACTTCGCGGATGCGGCGTTTTCAAGGTAGCACAGTTTGGATAGATGGAAGTTATCAGTGGTTTAATAAACCTACCGAGCATGTTCAGTATTATGACATGACTCGAACTGTTTCCACGTCTTTAGCTGTAGCAAAGCCTGGTTTTAATTCCATACCCGATGCTATGAGTCCCAAAAGGATTTGGAATGCATTGGCGTTGGTAGTTCAGCGCATACGGTAGCACGTTAACGATCTGACGTTACTAGATCATTCTCATGTAGTATACCCTTAGAAGGAGCCTTATAATGGCCATAATGACAAATTTACTAGTCAAAGACGATGCAAATCCTTTAGTTGAACAAACTTTTATTCCTGTCACTGATACTCCCGAACCTTTTTGGCGCACCAATCAAGCCGGTGTTCCTTATGAAGGTCAGGCGCGTTTAACGCAATCAGTGGTAAAACAAAAGAATGGCAGCTATAAGATCACTGCAAAGCTAGAAGTACCAGTAATGGAGACTTTAGGTGCCTCGGGAACATCATTTGGTTACGTTGCACCAGCGAAAGTTGCTTACGTTAATACTGTAATACTTTCTGTATTCGCAGATAGACGTAGCACAATCGCTGATCGTGCGAATGCGTTAAAAATGATGATGGGATGTATAGCAGGAGCTTCATCAACGACTGCCACTGGTACCTTAAATGGTGCAAGTGCAGCCGATGCGGTGAAAAACTCCACAGCTGCGTTTCCGCAGTTGTTTGTATCCCTAATCCTCGCTAGCTAATTACAGTTAGCGTTAAAAAATCCCTCTCTGTTAATACGGAGAGTCAATACCTTAGGAGGTAAAGAATGGATTATTTAAAGGAATTCCCGACCGATAAATCCTTAATCATTATTGGTCGTATTGCTGAGACTTGCTCTCAGAGAGGTGGACCGTTATCAAGATCACTTTACAAAAAGTTTCTTGACGGGGACTATCTGGGTCTAATCGACTTTAAATTCGATTATTCAGAAAAATTCTCGCATGACGATTTCCTTTATGCTCGTCAGATCCAATCGCTTTTTTCAAAGCAGAAGGATATTGATTTAGGCATTGATAAGGAAAAAGTTGCGTATGCCACTTTTTTGGAAGCAGAGAAGTTATGTTTAGAGACCAACCGTCGTTTCCGAAGCAATCTATCAGAAGTTTCTTCTGATGTTCACGCAGTTCTTCACTACGCGAACAGAAAAATAGATTGTATTCTTGGGGACGTGCCAAGTTACTCTGATCTTGACTTTTCATTTGGTCCTGGCGCTACAACTAGCGTAAAACGAGCGCGGTCTAATCCTAGGATTAAACTTGAAGCTCATCTAACGTGTAGTCATGGATTTGTTTCTCATGCCAAAGAATTCTTAGCAGAATTCCCAGGTTGGGTACGGTTGCATGCAGATCCGCAAGGAAATGTACCAATCAATGTATCTCATGGTAAACTTCAATTCGTGCCCAAAAGCTCCAAAACGTATCGATCGATTGGTGTTGAACCAACTCTCAATGGCTTCGGCCAGCAGGGGATTGGGAAATACATCCGTCGGCGTTTAAACCGTGCTGGGGTTGACTTAACTGATCAAACTAGAAATCAACGTTTAGCTTGTAAAGGTAGTATCGATAACAGTCTTGCGACTGTCGATATGTCCAGTGCGAGTGATACGATTGCTTATGGTTTGGTAATGCACCTCCTTCCGTATGATTGGTTTGATTTTTTAGACCGCTTCCGGACTGGTACTGTAGATTATCGTGGCGAATCGTTAAAGCTTGAAAAGTTCTCGAGTATGGGAAATTCCTATACTTTTGAGCTTGAATCGCTGATTTTCTACGCTCTGGCCTATAGTACGTGCACCCACCTGGGGTTAAGTACCAAGGATGTTAGCGTCTATGGGGACGATGTAATTATCCCTACAGAAGCTATGACTCTCTTTAATGAAGTATTGACCGTTTGCGGTTTTGTCGTTAATTTGACAAAATCTTTTGCAGATGGTCCATTTAGAGAGAGTTGTGGTGCTGACTACTTGGATGGTATTGACATACGCCCATTTTATCTAAAGGATCAGATAAGCTGTCGCGTTCTCTTCAACATGCATAATTGGTTTATTCGCCATGGCGAACCCGCTCTCGCGGAGGTCGTCTTGGAGTTTATTCCTTCCCATTTTCGAATATACGGTCCTGACGGATATGGAGACGGCCATTTAATTGGCAGCTTCAAACTTCGACGGAATCGAAAACTAGATCGATGGGGGCATGAGGGGGGCTTTTTTGATACCTATGTTGCAGTCGCCAAACGCATTCGCATGCGTGAAATGACGGACTGGGTATATCCTCTGTATAGCATCTATGTGAGCGGCGACAGTTTTGAGAAGACTGTTTCCGACCACGATGTTATTCCAGGGGTTAAGCTTTACAAAAGAGTGTCAATTTACACACTACGAAG